GTTCTTCTCCTTTTGTTCTGCTTCTTCTATAGCCTTATCTAAATCTTCAATATTTTTTCGCAACATATTTGCCCATTGCTCACAGGCTGGAATGTTGTCTAAATCTGTGTTCAAGTTCCACACAAGTGCATTTCTTACTTGTCGCATTACTTCTGTGCTCATGTGTTTAGCTCCTTAAGCTTGGCCTCTGCGGCTCGAATGTAAAAGCGTATGCCTGCGTGGTTATGTGCCAACCTAATCAACTCGCTTTCCTGTTCATAAGTCAGCCCTATCCATGCTCGGCGCGGTGGTGTCAGCAGCTTGGCACGCTGCGCTCTACGGTCCTCGTCGCGCTGCTCGTAAAGCCCCAATATGTCATAGCCGCCGTAGTCGTCTGAAAAGTCACCCATGCTGCTGCTCCTTGATTCTGGCCACCTTCACACGGATATGGCCCTCGCCCATGTGGTACATCAAACGAAGCAAGAATTCTTGCCCCATGTGGCTGCTATCGACCTCAATGGTGGCCTCGCGATATAACACAAGGCTATCGATGATCACCTTCGGGTTTTCGTAAGTGACCATATGCTCATGCACGCTGAAGGTGGGCAGATCGCTCATTCTGCGGACTCGCTGTCCTCTGCTGCCTCCTCCTCGGCCACTTCGGCCTCGTACTCTGCTTGGGCCTTGGCCACCAAACGCTGGATGTCCAATGTGACTAAACGATTGAATTCTTGCTGTGTCATGGTGCTCTCCTCAGTTGAAATATTTTGCAATTTGTTTTTCGATCTCCGACTCGTCCTCGTCTGTCAGCTTTTTGGCCAACCAAGGGGCAGGGCGACCGCGACGATCGCACACTTCCCACTCGCTCTCGCTGTGGCCGTAATAGTCCCAATCGCTGGGGGCGTTGTAGTCGTAGGACCCTGCGGTGCTCTCGTACTCGATGACGCCAATGATGCAGGGTATGCCTGCCACGCGGGCCTTGATTTCTGCAATGTAGTTTGTCATTTCGCTGTTCCTTTTCGCTGTTGATGGTTTAATTGTAGCATAAACAACTGGGGCCGTAGCCCCAATCGTTTTAGGCTAAATCCAAGTCCTTGATGTCTTGGCCCGATGCAAGCCTGCCGTTGGCGGCAATGCTGTACTCAATCTGCTCAAGGGTTGGTTTGTAGCAACTACCATAGTCAGTCCACTGACCAGACCGACGAGAACCTTCAAACCACACAACATAAATGTTGAGACCCCGAATTGCGGCCACCGTGTAGACCTGCGGATCAGCGTGTTCACCACGCACGATTAGCTGACCTAAACGGATTTGTTTGAGTGTGAGTTGTTTTGCCATTTTCGCTTTCCTTCGCTGTTACCTGACTATGCGGATTTGCTGTGTCAGTGAAGTTAGTATAACTCAAAGTTAAACGACGTCAACAACTTTATTAAATTATTTTCTAGGTATTTTCCCTACCCTTTGTTGTTTCCATGCGAAGGTGCGCCAGCAACACATGCAGGTCCTCGCCGACCTCGTTTTGCCAGCGCTCGATCTCGTTCAGGACGTAGCCGTAGCCAGCGTCAAAGCCTTTGATGTACTCAGACATCACGGTCTCCGATGCTGGGGCCTTGCAGCCCTTGTGCGCCCACATGAAGACGTCAAACTGGGCCAAGATGCTGTCGATGGAGTCGGGCATCTTGACCGCCTGCTGAAAGCCGCAGTGCTGGCACTCCATACACTGGGTGTTGGTGTTGTGAACGATGTGGTCGGTGCTCATGCAACCACCCCCTGCCGAGCCTCTTGGCGGCCCCGCTCGAGCAGGCGGCGGGCCTCGGCCCTGTCGTGGATCTCTTCGGACTCTAAAATCGCCCTGATGGCCTGCGCAACGGCCTGCCCTGACTTGGGCGACTTGGCCGACTCGTATTTGTAGCCAAGGTCAATGTATGTTGCTTCGGCGTGCTTCATGCTGTGTACTCCAGTGCTTGCAATTTGCTGATGTTGTCGTTGATTTCGTTGACTGTCTTTTGATACTCGGCCATGACCTTTTGCTTTTGCTTTTCCAACGCGGCAATCTGCTGTGCGCGTGGATCAAAGTTATCAGGAACTTCAAACTCAATTTCTTGTTCACAAATGTGAGCACGATATTCAGTGTCATCAAACTTGTGAGAGTAAATAAGGTACTCGCCTTTGTCTTCCCACTCAAATTTTTGGTGGTGAACGTGGATTGTGACTTTTACTTTCATGATTACGCTTTCTGTGGTGCGTTGATGTAACCCTGCTCAATGAGCGAGGCGGCGGTGCGGCCAAAAAACCCTTGCAGTTGCCACGCAAGGCCCGTGTCAACAAGGTGCTGCCATGCAGCCAACACCTGCTCTTCGCTCTCGGCCTCGATGAAGCCCTCTGCTAAACCTGTTGCTGTGTAGTTATCCATTTCGCTTTCCTTTCGCTTTTGATGGGGCCGTGGCCCCGTGGGTTTAACGTGAGGTGACTTTGACGCTGAAAACTGCGGTCACTTTGGTGTGACGTGCGATCTGCTCAGGTGTTGCGCCCAGCTCGGCAAACAGAGCCTTGCTGTCTACGACCGAGCGATTGCTCTCAACGTAGGTGGCTTTGAAGAGGTCGCCCTCGAAGACTTTGTCGCCAGTGAGGCTTGCGTCGTTCTTGATGCCGTCCTTGATGGCGTCGGCTTGCTTGGTCAACTCGGCAATCTGGGCCAAGAGTGCGCCGAGGGTATCGACGTCGTGGGCTGCTGGGGTGATGATGGTGGTGTTCATTTCGCTGTCTTTCTGTGTTTCTGACTGTGCGGTTTTGCTGTGTCAGTGGATGTAGTGTAACTCAGAATTAAACGAGTCAACAACTTTTTTAAATTATTTTGTAGGGATAAACCCTAATAGGGTTCGGACGTCCTCCAGCAAGTCCAGCTCGGTAAAGCCGTAGTGCTTGGGGAAACCCTTCGTGCCAAGGCCGTGGAGGCCCGTAGCGCCCCTGTGGTGCTCTGGACATAGTGGGATGACGTCCATGTGGCTTGAGCGCCCCCAGCCCCCCGCCAAAGCCCTTGGATGGTGCAATTCGGCGGGGGTTCCTTCGTACCCCATGCGCCTGCATACCGCGCAGCCCAGTTCGGCCACGCGGTTCATGTGTTGTTTTTCTGCTTTGGTGGTCATGCGTCCTTTTGGGTAATGTCGTAAAACCAATCATCACCAGCCGACCACTTGCGTGTGCCGTCAACTGTGTAGAACTCTTTGGCTGCTTGAAAGTCGGGGAACTTCACCTCGGCGGGGATCAAGCTCTGGTCGTACCACAGGCAGCGATTGTTGGGCTGCGTAGCAAACTGACCGTTCTCCAGTCGTATAAAGTTGAACGACTTGTGCTCCTCGGCCTGCTCGGTAAAGCCCGTGTCAGCGTCCATACCCTCGGCGCAGAAGTCCACGGTGAACAAGTAGCGACCGTGATGCCATTGCTTGTCTTTGCCCAAAAACTTGACCCCGAGGTTGCGCAGGCCAATCTTCTCGCAAACCGTGAAGCGGTAGCCCATGCAGTCCCACAGTTGTAAGGTGTCGATGGGCAAGTTGCCGTGGTCTTCTTTCCACACATAGGCGTGAATAGGCAACTTGTCGTACAAGGCTCCGTAATTGGGCAGCAAGGATTCAATGCGGAAGACCTGACCGCGCAGGGCCTTGATGCTTACCCAAATTGCAGGCTCGAATTCGCCGTGCCCCTTGGTGAAGTTGTATAAAAACTCGCGCCTGACAAAACACTTCAGGGGTGGTAACGACGCTACGATAAAACTCATTGCTTGCCCTTTGTGAAACCGACTCGGTTCTTTAAATCGTGACATGTTTGGCCTCGCCACTGAGGCATGCCGCTGCTGTTCTTGCCCTTCACCTCGGCTGGCCGTAGGCGACACACTTGGCACGTCTTGCTGGTGCTGTCAGTCATCTTCAGGGTCCTCTTCGGTAATTGGTTTGTTGCATGTGGGGCAGCGCTGCTCTTTTTCATCTTCGATCTGGCGCTTACGCCAACCGTTAGCTCTTGCCTGCTGGCGCTCAATGCGCTCAAACTCTTCGTCCTCTTCGGTTTTCATATCGTCGCCTTCCCTTCTGCTCGATTGCTGGCCTCTTGTGAGCGCCACACCTCGATGCGGGCCTGCGCAGCAATCAGCATCCAACGCAGCTCCTCGCGAGCCTCCACAGCCTGACGTAGGGCAATCAAGTGCTCGCGATACCGACCTGACGCATACGCCTCGCGCTCCTGCATTGCAGCCGTCTTGTGGCCCATCTCTTCGGCCTCGATCATCTGCTCCGCCTTGATGGTCTTGCGCAGCTCTTCCATGTAGGTCTTGTTGCCCTCGGCAATTGCATACGCCTTAGACTTTGCAATCATGAAATCGACTGCGGCTTGTGGGTCAATCAATTTTTCAGTCATCGCTTTTTTCCTTTCCAAACAATGCTTCACCAGCGGCCACAGGAAGGTGGCAACCCCACGCCACAATCTGCTGCACGTCCATGTGCTCAAGGAACCCATCGACGGGGCTGATGCGGTACTCGATGTTGCCGTCAAAGGTTTTGACCTTTGCAATGCCCACCGTGCCCTTGGTCCCCGTGAACCACTTCACTCTCAACGCTTCGTTGTTCATACTTCGCTCACTTTCACTTTTAACATTCCACCGACTGAGTCGGCCCAATAAATTCTTAGGTCAACAATGTTGCTGTCGTCTTCCCAAACACCCGCGTGAGTGCAGCCATCAAGGACCGACTTAAACAGGTTGTCAAGGTCGCGCCTTCTGTTGTCTGGCCTAAAGGCTTCGATCACCACGCACAGCTTGTCTGCAAAATGCTTCGCGCCATGTTGAATCAGCACTTGGTCGGCCACCGCCTTACGATATGCGCGACCATCTGCGCTGATGATCATGCGACCTTGAAACGTGCGCCAGTACCTGTTCACGCTTGGCGGCCACGGCAACGTCAACTCAACCATTGATTTTGCGCAGGCACGCGGTTGACCATGTGCTCGGCTGCAACGCGTAAGGCCGTGCAAACAGCGAACTCGTCCTCCATGTCGGCCATGTCCATCAACATCTGGGCACAAGCCCTCCGCTCGAGGAACATCGCCTGCTTAGTCGTCTGAATTGCAACGGCCATGATTTCAGCTTTCGCCTCGCTCAGTGCTTTGTTGAACTCATCCTGCGTGAATAGGGTTTGAGCCTGCGAGAAAATATTTTTATCAAAGTTCATTTCCATTCTCCATAGTTACCTCGGTTACCTTTAACCCATTGATCCCGAACATCCTGTTCAAGTCGAGAGCCTGCATGTAAGTCATTCCAGCCCTTGTGACGACGGCCAGTGTTGTCAACGTGACCGTTGAGCCATTGGTGCGCTGCATCGCGATCCTGTATGCGTCGTTTGATAAGCCACCGAACGAGACAACGGTGACGATGCTCGTCTTGTCCTTCGCCTTCGCCATTCAAAACGCACCTCGATCATCAAACGACATTGGCACGCCGCCGTTTTCGTCAACGAACTGTTGGCTATCGCGGTTGAACCACAAGCTGTACCACTCCTCGGCCTCACCGTTGCGCTGCTTCTCGCACATGAGCAAGGCGTCTGGCTTTTTGTGGTCAGGGATCTGGCCGTTCTGGATGTCGTGCTCTTTCTTTTTATTGCGCCACATAAGAAGCACGTTGTCCACTTGGTCGGCAATTGCACCAGAGCCTTTAATGTCAGTCTTGCTTGGCTGCACCTCTTCGCTGCCCAACTTGCGAATGTGGTGGACCAAGTGAATGTGAATGTTGTGGTCACGCGCCAGCGCCGTCAGCTCGTCAACAAAAGACTTCTGCGCGTTGTAGTCGTCCTCGCCCGATACGCATTTCATCAAGCTGTCGATGAACACATGTTGCACACCCAGCTCGATCGCGCAGTACCGCGCCATAGCAATCACTTGCTGACTCGATGTAGTCCCCTGCTGGTCGTACAACCACAGACGACCCTCAGAAAAATCAATGAAGCGCCCAAGCATGCGGCCAATGTAGGTGGCCTTGTCGGTGTAGCGAGGAAAGTCGATGTTTTCACCAGCAAACTGACGAAGCATGCGATACAGCGTGCGCTTGGGCTTCATCTCAAAAGAGGCAATGCACACGCGCTGCTTTTGCTTGATCAGGCCCATGGCCACTTGGCCAGTCACCAAAGACTTGCCACCACCGTTGCTGCCTGCGTACAGGGTGACCTCGCCGGGCCGATACCTAAACGTCGAGTGGGTCTTAGTCCACGGCATGGTTGTGCTTGAATCCTTCTCAGGCGGGTTGATCAGATCTTGTTGCAGCTCCTCAAGCCACACTGATGCGTCGTGGACCTTGTGGGTCACGTCGTGAGCTTTAAGGTATTTCTCGGTGTCGATCTCCTGCGACTTCACCAAACGCACCTTGCGTGCCTCATCAAGTGCGCGTGCTCGTTGTTCAATTGCAGCCACGTTAGACATTAGCGTACCTCACAGCTTCATCGATTCGTTCATAGGCCGTGAGCATGCGCTCGCGGGTTTCTGCGTTTGGCATTTTGTTGTTGGCAATGTCAAAGGCCACGATCTGGACCACCAGCGCCTCAAAGTGAATGATGCGCATCAAGTCGCTCGCAAAGAATGCGGGCTTCATGCTGGGCTTGCCAGTCACTGCGTAGTCGCGGCGCTTCTCGTCGGGCGGGAACAGGTCGGTCATGTCCATGCCGATTGCACCCAGCACGTTGGCCGTCTCGCAGCCAGCAAAGCAATGCAGCAAGATGCGGCCATCCTCGTTCTCTCGCACGGCCAGCGAAGGCCCCTTGTCGGCGTGGGCTGGGCAGCGGGCGGTCCATGAACCGTTGCGGCCCTTGACCTTGTCCAAACGCGATATTAAGTTTTCGACTGGAGTCATGCTTCACCTCTTGCTCGAATTGCTTGGGCACAGTGTTGCGCCATCCATTCGCTACCCATTCGCAAAGCTGTGTGTTCGCACTCTTTTGCACACGCCTCACGCTCATGCTGTGCTACTAGCTTGGAAAAGACTACAACCTTTTCAAATGCTTCAGGGCTGAGGTATTGCAAATAATCCATGCCCGCCTGTCTAGCCATCTCAATAATTTCATCTTGTGTCATATCACCCTCCGCGCAAAGGACTGCTCGGCCACACCATCCTCCCAGCGACGCTGGTTGATGTACGTCAGGGGTGCAGGTTCAAAGCCTGTGGTCCATTGCTCGCTGCCCTTGATCGAGTTGACGTGGGAAAGGATCTGGTCCGCGACGTTGTCGAGCTTCAACTTGAGCCACTTGGTCTCGCAAGTTGACTTGGCCACCTTACGCTTTGACGTTGGCCATGATGACCAAAACTCGTCAAATCGTGATGTTGTCGCTTGCGACGATATGGTATTTATATTCTTTATCTGTATCTTCTTAGGGTTAACCTTCGGTTTCGATTCGGTTACCGATTCGGTTTTCCTCGGCCTGCCGCCTAGCTTTCCGAGTCGTTGATTGTTTGCGACTTGTGCTTGATATTTAGCGATTTCAACATCACAACGATAGTTGAAATACCCATTTTCGGTCTTTTCAAAAAACTCCCCCAAAACCGATTCGGTTATGTCCAAATCTAGGCGAATTTTTCTCGAAACCGATTCGGTATTGAGTGGGATTGGCTTCTCGCTCATATAGTACAAATCCAACAGGCGGCGGTAAGCCAAGTCCTCTGCATCGCTAAGATGCGTGGTGTGGGTGATGTAGTCACCAAGGTGGAATTTGTACCAAATCACTTTAGGTCTCCAAAAATGTCGGGCCGCAAAGTCGTGCGCTTCACTTGGCCTTTTGTGTACCTCTCGATGGCTCCACTCAGCTCAGGGCTTGCAAGCTCCCTTCCGCTGATGATGAGGCTCATCCACGTCTTGCTCACGTTGAGCTTTCGCGCCATCGCTATCTTCGCCCCCCGTGGCTTGTCTTCAAAAAATTCAATCAGTGTCATGCAATCATTCTCCTTGGTTGGTTTAAGCGCATCATACACTTAAAAAAATATTGTGCAAGGGGGTTGTATTTTGAAATTAAACTTGCTACAGTTGCGAAAATTTAACTTGAAAGCGAACCATGCGAGAATTTTTACATGCGATTGTGAGGTTTTTTCTTGGCCCAGCCAGCGGCATTACGTTGGCCATTGTGGTGTGCTTGGCCTACTACTTGGCCAAAGACTGACATGGGCAGCCAAGCCGAATTTAACCAGCTCATGCTGGAACGAATGCAAATGCTTGAGGAGGCTCTTCGCAGGGCCGTCGCAGGCATTGCTACCCAAGACGACTGGGAAATGATTTGCACAGAGTGCGGCGTGTCCACGAAGTCTTTTTTTAAAACTGAAACTAGGAGCGACAAATGAGTTTGACAGCGAAAGATAGCGGCGGCGGAAGCTTTACCCCCGTAGCACCCGGCATGCACCTCGCGCGGTGCTATCGAATTGTGGACCTCGGCACACAAAAATCCGAGTACCAAGGACAGGTCAAGCACCTTCAAAAGGTGATGATCCAGTTTGAGGTACACGGCGAAGACGACAACGGCAACGCGTTGGTGACAACCAAGGGCGAGCCAATGTCCATCAGCAAAAACTTCACCTTGTCGTTGGCCGAGAAGGCAACGCTACGCAAGGACCTACAAGCTTGGCGTGGCCGTGACTTCACCGCCGACGAGCTGCGTGGCTTTGAGCTGAAGAACGTGCTCGGCGCGTGGGCCATGATCACTGCGGCCAAGTCCGTTGGGAACAACGGCAAAGAGTACACCAACATCATCTCGATCAACCCAGTCCCCGTGGCGATCAAGAAAGCTGGCTTGCCTGAAGGTTTCAACAAGGTGGCCATGTTTGTCATTGAGAACCCCGACATGGAACTGTTTGAGACCTTTGGCAACGGCCTGAAGGAAAAGATTACAAGCTCACCAGAGTGGCGTGCTCGTAACGGTGACACCCCTCCTGTCAACAAACCCGTCCCCGCAGGCTCTGGGTTTGATGACATGGATGATGACATTCCGTTTTAAATTAGAAGGGAAAACTGGCATGAACATTTCACCTGAACCACGCAAATTAGCGCGACTTGAAGACCCAAGCACCTCAAAGAAAGCTGCACTTCGAGTCGATGAATTTGCCAACAATATTTGCGCAAAAATTTACCAAGAACTCAAAAAAGGCGATGGCACTTATGAGCAGCTTGCGCTGCGCCTTGGGCTGCGGCCAGATCAACTTTGCCGACGTCTTCCAGACCTGCAAAAAGCAGGATATGCGGAGCCTACAGGCAAAGAAGATCGCGGTCTAGCAGGTCGATCACAAAGAGTTTGGAGGGCAATATGAGAGTTTTATCTGTTAGCTGGGATGCCGACCGCGACATCACAAAGCTTAAATTTAATAACCATTTTTTGGCTTCTGATTGGGTTGTACGAGCAGATGTTTTGCAAGATTTAATTCATGACTTAACAGTTATGTACGAGGGGATGCTTACTCAGCCAAAAGAAGAGGAGAGCAAATGACTATCACAGCAAAAGAACCACGCGCCAGCGAGAGCAATCATTGGTACACCCGCGACGGCGTGCCGCGCTACACGGTGATCGGCAAGAACGGCAAGGAGCGTAACACCACGCTTCGTGACGCTCGCACCGAGAATCTTGTGCCCAGCGTGACCACAGTCCTAAACGTGATGGCCAAGCCTGCGCTCATTCAGTGGCTGCAAAAGCAAGTGCTGTTGGCTGCGCTCACACTGCCCCGCATCGAAGGCGAGCCAGAAGAAGACTACATCGATCGCATCATGGTTGACAGCAAGGAGCAGGGCCGCGCCGCAGCAGACGCTGGTACGGACATCCACGCGTCGATCCAAGGCTTTTATGAGGGTGAGGTGGTAAGGCGTCACGAGGAGCACGTTAAGGGTACTGTGGCCGCTTTGGACACCATCTTCGGCCAACAGCCTTGGGTTGCCGAGCGGGCCTTTGGGCATAGCCACGGCTTTGGCGGCAAGTGTGACCTGCACAGCGTTGTTGGTGACGGCATTGTGGCCGACGTGAAGACTAAGGAATTTACGGACGGCAACAAGGTCGATGCGTATGATGATCACCTTATGCAGTTGGCCGCGTATCGTGTGGGCCTTGGCATTCCCAAGGCTCGTTGTGCCAACGTGTTTGTCTCGCGCAGTGTGCCGGGCCTCGTGGTCGTAAAGGAATGGTCCGAAGAGGACCTTCAACGCGGTTGGGAGATGTTCTGCTCACTGCTTAAATTTTGGCAACTTAAGAACCAACACTCATGAAGCCCATCACTGCCTTTCAAGCCTCGGATGGTACGCTGTTCTCAACAGAAGAGTCCGCCGAAAAGCACGAGATGATGCTGTCAAAAGAAAACGTCGTCGATGAATTCTTGGACAGCGACCTCAACCCCTACACGGGTCACGCGCACCGCTCGATGGCCCGTAACACTGTCGTCAACTGGGAACTATGGAAGTCCAAAAATGAAATCCTTGCTAAATGAAGATCTAGTCAAAAAAGTGTTTTTTTTCAGTGACGAGAAGCGGCCAGATCCGCTGATCGCTGATGAAGTAGACATCTTGCAATTTGCCGAAAAGCTTGAGGCTGTGCTGCGCCCTTTAATTGCCGTCGAGGAACACAAGCGCTGCGTCACGATTGTGGCTCACATGAACCGCGAAGTGGCCAACGCGCTACAAAGCCAACATCCTTAAAAAGACCCCCTCCCGCGAAGGAGGGGGCAAAAGAATGCCGCTGGCAACTGGCAAAGCCACGGCAATCCAAGCGGGGAGAACCGCTTGAATTAGGGGGCCATGTAGCCCGTCATAGGATCGGAATATGGCATGTTACCGATTCGGTTTCTAAGTTGATCAAGGAAATTAGGATTTTCTCGAGCGGCCTGAGCTGCGGTTGCGCCAAGCGTCAACGGAATACCCAAGGGGGCGGTCGGCGGGAACATCGACAATCCACCTCCAACTGCGCTGGTCGCCTTCAATCCCATCTTTGTGTAGTCGCGTTGGTCCGACGGCTTGTCAAACTCGTGCGCAACCTCAGCAACATCCAATCCAGCAGACAAGCCTGCCAACGGCGGCAGGGCGTATTTGCTAACTGTTTTGACCGCCGTGCCAATAGGCTGCATCATGCCCTTGAACATGTTGGTCACGGCGTCCAGCCCAGAAGGGCCTTTGGCGGGGATAGGAGCCGTTGAAACGGGTTGCCTAGGGGGTAGCTGCGACAACCCTCCCGGCTGGCCTTGTGGGAGGTCTGGAGTGGGCGCAACAGGGGGCCTCATTGCAAACGACTGTCGTGGTCCACTGCCAGCACCTTGATCAAGCGTCAGCAAACCGCCGTAGCGTGGGTTCTCGACGTACTTTTCGCCGGGGAACAAATTTTGAATTTTGTTCAAGCTTTCGCGGCGCTGGGTGCTTAAGTCGTGAACGCCGCCAGCTTGCTTGGTAGTGTCCAGCGCTTTTGCGGCCTCAATGTCAGTCAAGCCAGCAGACTTGCCGTAGTTGTAGGTCATGTTTCCAGTCTGACCGGGGGCCATGCGACCAGCGTCGGCTGGGCCAATAGGGACTTGCAAGTTGCCACCAACAGGCGGCTGGTTCTGAAACATGATGCTGCTGCCCAACGGGGGTCTGGGAGTGCCAGAGGGCGTGATAGGCGGAGTGCTTGGGGGTGTAACGCCAGCAGCACGCTGTGCAGCAATGCGGGCGGTCTCTTCAGCGCCTGCGCGGGTGGCCGCCATGCCTGTGCGTGCATTATTCAAACCTTGTGCGGTAGAAGCCACAATGCCCGTGCCAGTGCCAATTGCACCGCCAAGAAAACGCTCACCAGTGTTTGCCCCAGACGTGTCTATGGTTGGAGGTGGGGGAGGTGGCGCATTCACTGTCACCATGTCGCCGTCTCTCTCTTCGGGCTTTGCAGCAGGCTGCACTGACGGCTCAAAAGGCAGCATCTTGTTTTCGGGTATTGACGCCTGAGCGCTGGCCAATGAGCTTTCGTATTCTTGAACGGGAATGCCAAAGTAGGAGCCGTTTTTTCCAGAAGCCAAACCTCGAGTGAACGCGCCAATGTCAGGCCCAGTGTTTACAGCTTGCGGAAAGTTGCGTTTGATCTGGTCGGCGTAGTACATGCCGAAGACCTCGGGGTCTTCAAACTTAACGTACTTGTCCAACGAACCAGTCTTGTTATCCTTGGCCTCAAAGCCTTTGCCACTGAAGTCTTTGATGCCACCCAAATTGTTGTACTTCTTGGCCATCTCGGTTTGGCCCCAACGACTCTCAAGTCCCCATTGACTCAACAATATGTTTGGATCAACATTGATCTCTTTGCTGACTTGCTGCGCAACAGGGGCGTAAGTATCAATGAATTGGTCAATGTTTTTGTTGGCCATGTCATTCACCTGCTTTCTTCTTGCGGATCACCCCAGTCTTGGGGTCACGAATGTAGCCGGGGCTTGGCTCCGCGCCACCAGTGGAGGGTGCTGCGGGTTTTGCTGGAGCAGGAGCAAGTATCTTGCTGCCAGAAGAAAGCTCTGCAAGGTCCTCGTTGTACTTGTCGCGCATTTCCATGTAGCGGTCGGAATCAATAAACTCGTCAGCAGTCATCTTGGAGTCTTTGAATACCTTGGCTACGCGACGATCGAACTGCGCACGACGAGTCATCAAGTCAGCCTTCATGCGGATTGACTCTGGCGTGTCTTGGCCAGTGATACCTGCGTTGGCCATCAAGCGCTGCTCGAAGTCAGACACAGCGCCCTTCATGTACTTGGACTGCTGCAACTGCATCTGCGTTGCGTACATTAGGAACGTGCGGTATTTGGCCTGATCTGCTGCATTCAAGCCAGCGTTGCGCATGACATCTTCGATAGCCTTTGTGCCAACGGTGAATCCCGGCAACCCGATACCATCCCGCACAAGCGTTGCAATACCCGACGAGATCTTGTCGTTGTTAAGAATACCAAACATCGCCTTGGCGTTTTTGTCATCCGCAAATTTGCGAAACACGTTGGCCGTGGTGATGGTCTCGTCTGCGTCTTTCTTGCGCTGGTTGAAATCTTTGCGAGCTTCAATCTCAGACTCAACCTGAGCAGCTTGCATTTTTTTCTTTTTCTCAAGATCAAGCTCAAGCTCTTGCTGCGATAGCTTTGGTGGCACGTTTGAGGGTTTTTCTCCATCTGCATCACGTTTACGCGGTCCTTCAACAACGCGCTTGGCCAGATCGTGATAGGCGGGATCGTCGTTGGCAGCCAGCATGCTGAGTCTGGCCGCAGTGCGTGCGTCCACCTTGTGCGTGCCGGGGTATCCGTAGAGCTGAATTTCTTCGGTCTTGCCCGTGGGGTATTGGTAGAACTTGCCAGTGGCCAAGTCGAGCACGCCGCCTTCTTTGTCGCGGTAGCGCTTTTGCTCGATCTCTTGACCTTCTTTGATCAGGTCGCCGGGCGACTTGGTCTTGTCATAACGGTTCAAACGGACATAGTCGCGCCCCGTCATGAAGTTGGGGTTTGGCGGTGCGACCTGAATGCCGTCGATGCCTTCAAAGCCCGCAGGCTTGTTGGCCTCCATGGCCGTCAGTGCGCCTTGAGGCGAACCAATAACGGTCGCCTTTACAGGAGACGGTGCTGGGGCTGGCGCAGGAGGAGCTGGCTGTGCTGGCGCTTGAGACGTCAAAGGACCAGCAACAGGCGGCGGGATAGGTGGGGCAGGTGGGGCGGGGGGCGCAGCAAGAGCGGGCGTAGGCGGCGCTTCGCTAGTAGTCAAGGGGCCAGCCTTCGGACCAGCAATTGGAGCCGCCTTGGGGCCTGTCAAAGGGCCTGTAACAGGGGCAGGTACTGGCGCGGTTGGATTTAGGTATTGGTTAAGCGCGGTGTCGCGTGACTTCAGACGTTGAAGCTCAAGCCCTTGACCAGCAACGGCTAATTGTTGTTGAGCAATATCCTGCTGCTCTTTAATTGCAGCGGCCTCAGCGGGGCCAAGTTTACCAGCTACGTTGCCAAGTGACTCGCCAAAGCCGCCTGTTTGCGTAGGAGCCAAAAAGCCCTGCGCCATGGCCAACATGGTAGGGTCAAAAAGCCTGTTCTTGCGGCTGTCAAGGGATTCGGTGAGCTTGGCCAATGCCTCTTGATAGCGGCGATTGGCCTCAAGCGTTTCCGCGTCCTCGCCGGGCAAATAGCTTGCTGTTGGTGTTTTAGTTTCAGCCATTTTTTGCCTTAAACAGGATTGCCTTCAGAATCAACATATGACCCATCAGGCTGTTTGCTCCACCCATTGATCGCGGCGTTATAGTCGTCAACGGACATGCTGCTGGCCAAATCATTTGCATCAAAAGTAGTGTTTGAAATACTATCGCCAAATTGCTTTTTAAGAAAATTAAACAAATCTGAGCCAGCGCTGCCCACCTTTTCGATCCCCTTGCCGCCAGCGGCACTTCCAATAACTGACAAAACACCCAACATGTTTGCCAAGTCGGAAGTCTGGTAAGAGCCAGCTTTTGGACCAACAAACGTAGACGTCTGGCCGCCGGGAACCGTGATGCCACGCATGAGACCAGAAGCCGTCGTCGCAGTCTTGAGCGGGGCGTCTAACAAGCTCTGTTGATAAGCTTGACGTTCTGCGCCAGCCTTGGTCAAAGCACCAGCGCCCGTGAGCGCTTGAGTCTGCTCAATATCGGACAACCTGCCTTGAGTCTGAGCCGCTTGATTTTGCAATGAAGCCTCATCCAAAGCGCCTTTCAGGGCTTGCGTGTAACCTGAAGATAAAGCGCCGTACTGCTGCCCAGTCAGCCCAGCCTGTACGTCAGCTAAGGACTGTCCAAGGGCGTTTGCGTAGCGTTGGCCACCAAGGCCACCCGTGCCCACAAACCCAGCCTTCATGGTGGGCAGGAGGTTGCGTTGGACGTTCTGCTGAGACAGTCTGGCCATCTCATCCACCACGCTGCTGGTGTACGGGTTCATCAAGGCTTGAATGCGCTCTGGCGTGATACCTTTAGCTGCCTGAGCTGCCGTGTCTTGAGCGGCATTTATACCCTCTTGACCAGCAGTTGCGGCGGCGGGTAGGTTGCTGTAACCCATGACCTGCAAGGGGTCGTAGCCAGCCACGGACTGCGTAGGAGAACGCCCCATGGCAGTTTTGCCAGCGGTTGACAGGCCAGTAAGATAGTCGGTGTAGTACGACGGAGCGTTGTCGGTGCGCGTCTCGGTCGTTTTAATGTCTGGTAACGGTGCGCCTTGTGTGACTGCCATGCTTATCTCCTAGCCTTGCGAGCGGTTTTCGTGAGGTAATCCAAAGGGGACTTCTTCGCTGGGGGCGGCAAATCCTTTGGCTTGGCCGACCTGTGATACGCCCGAATGGAGTGCATCATGTCGTAGAGTTTATCTGAACCAGCCTTGGTTGAGCCATTTCCGAGCGCTGCCACGACGTCAGCGGGGAAGACAAACTCGCCGTCAGCCAACATGGCGGGGATGTCATCGGACTGCCCGTCGCCGGGGCCTGTGACAGCATTACCAGTGCGGAAATCGATACGAGGCTTGCCTTCGTGCTCGATTACATTCAAGCCGCCTCCAGCAAAACGCCCGTAGCGAGTAGATCCGCCACCAGCAAACAGCGGGGTGGCAAGGCCGCCAGCCTTAGAGAAGAGCATTTGCGTGCCGGGGTCGCCGCCACCAAGCAGTTGGTCAATCTCGGTCGAATTTCCATAATTGAAATAATTCGACTCGCCAGATTGATCTTTTTGAGGGTCAAGTTCTTGTTTCACTGGGGCCGCCTGTAAAGTTTGTTGTTGGGTCTGCAAGTCAGTTTGTTGTGGTTTTGCTGCATAAATGTTTTCCTCCACCATCTCTTGGAACGGCGACAAGATACTTTCAAATTTAGCGCCCCCAATATTTTTATAACCGATGTCTTTGAAACCGGGGGTTGAGGTGTCAACCAACGCGGCAGCACCAGCAGCAGGGGCTATGAGCGACATTGCCTGCGATAGTTGTTTTTCTGTTTTTGATTGCCTAGTTTTTGCAGCTTGCACTTTTTCGGCCTGCTTCCGCTCTTCTTCTTCAAGCCTTTGCTTCTCTTGAATGTCAGCAACGCTGATCTCCAAGCCGCCCACGCCTTCGTTGATTTCTTTCAACGCAGCTTGCGTAGCCTCTTGGTACGTCTTGCCTTGCTGAACTAGCTCATTGACACGCGTATCAAACTTTGTTGCAAGATTGGTGATCTGACCTTGTGTTTCCTTGATGGCCACGTTGGTGGCCTCTTGGTTAGTCATTCCTTGCTTAACCAATTCAGCGATGCGAAGGTTTATAGCAGCATTGTCTTTTGTAACTTGCCCTTGAACTTCTTTTATGGCTACGTTAGTAGCCTCTTGGTTAGTCATTCCTTGCTTAACCAATTCAGCGATGCGCAAGTTCACAGCAGCATTGTCTTTTGTGACCTGTCCCTGAAGTTCTTTTATAGCCTGCTGAACAGCTTCGTTTTGCGTTACGCCCTGTTTGACCAACTCAGCAATTCGATTATTGAAGTTGTTCTGAAGATCTGTAATGTTGGACGTTGTAACGCTAGTATTTGTCCCAGTATTTGTACCAGTGCTGGTTCCTGTATTTGTACCTGTGCTGGTTCCAGTGCCAGTACTTGTTCCAGTACCTACGTTTGTTCCTGTACTTGTTCCAGCACCAGTGGTTGTTCCTGTGCCTGTGCTGGTTCCAGTTCCAGTGTTTGTGGTTACAGTGCTGCCAGTCAAAGCTCCAGTAGTGGTGAAACTACCAGTATTGGTTCCAGTGTTGGTTACTGCCGTAGAAGTGCCGCCCGTGACTGGCCCTGTGCTAGTCGTGCTGCCAGCCGTATCTTTTGATCCTGTTGTGCCAAAAGTATTTTGTACCTGAGTGTTGGTGACAGGAGTATTGGAAGATGTAACGGTAGGCGCTTTGCCCGTTGGAGCAATATAAGCAGTGCCAAGCTCAATCCCTGCATTTCTCAAAAGCTGATTGGACAGGTCAATGTCAGATTGCGTAACGGTTGGTGCTGCTACGGTGTTTGAGAAAAACGTGCTCGCTTTGTTTCCAGCCGTAGACATGTCCATACCACTGGACGCAAATATTGACGCAATATTCTTTGCGGCGTTTGCGGTATCAATAGTTTCATTAAGCTGCGACTGAATCAACGGCGTCAATATTGAAACCTTGGTTGGATCAATTCCATTTGCTGTCAAAAATTCACTGACAGCGATCGTCTCCATTTTTTCACCCAACGTGTCTGCAACTGCGTCAGCTTTAACGGTTGACATACCCTTGCTTTGCAGAGTCTGTGAAATAAGGTCTTCGGCAGATCCAATGTAAGCATTACCAGCACGCACGCTGTTGGTGATGTTGTTTTGCATGGCTGCATAGTCGGCTTCAGTCAATCCAAGCGTCACAATTGCTTGTTTTATGGACGGCACAGTTGGCTCAATTTTGTCTAACCCAGTGTTTGTTGAGAATGGGCTTGAGTAGCTCTTGAGATCCATCATGTTGCGCGTAGCGGTCGAAATTGACCCAGCAGTACCTACAGCAGCGGCGGTGGCCAAAGCAGTGTCCTGTAGCGCTTTGGTGTAGTCATCAAGGGTTGCGTTTTGTCCTAAACCAAAACTGGTCCACTTGTCGGCGGCCATTTGTGCGGTTGTTGTCAACAGCTCAGAAACTTGCTCATTGGCCATGCCTAAAGTAAAGTTTTTGACACCGTTGACAATTTGAGCCGTACTTCCACTTAACGGAATGCCCTTCATGAGCAACTTCATGCCGGGTATACCAGCCGCCTCGCCAGCAATCTCTAGCGCCGTCATGACAGCCGTGCGCTTCATATTTTCTTCTGGCGTCAATTGACGAATACTGCTTTGGCCAGCGGCGCGAATAGCTTCATCCTTCGTTGCGTAAGTTTTTCCGCTGTTGTCAATCCAAGTAGTTGACCCTTCTTGGTATGAGTTGTTGGCAGCAATAGCGCCAAGGGTCATCAAAGCACCGATAGGCCCAGCGGCTGCAAATGAAGCAACTGACTCAAGTCCAGACGCAATGCCGCCAGCAATAACGCGTTGATCGTCACTAGCAAGGCTTCTCAGCGACTTATCTTTAGAGTCACTCCACATTTGTTGGATTTTGTCAGCAGTAGTGTTATCAAGATCCAATGAATCACGAAGTAATTGAGCGCCTCGAGTAACCACACCTGCCACGTCGGCGGTTGCAATGTCCAACCCAGAATCGAACACGTTCTTGCCAGTTTTTATTGAATCAAGAATTTTCTCAACACCAGTTGGGTTATAGGCAGAAATGGTTCCGCTTGGTTTACCTGTAAATTTTGTAACGACTTCACCGCTTGGGTTGTAACGCGCTGTTTCACTCAAGAGCGTATCAATGACCTTGTAAGTTGATGCGTCAACACCCTTAAGCATTGCGGCTCTTTGCAAAGGCTCTGCCTTTGTATAAGCGTCCACAAACTTTGTCATTTCACTCTTGGTCAAATCCGCAGGGTTAAAGTCTGGGCTGCTTAAGTTATCCAGTAACTTGTACTTTGTGTAAGTGGCAACTTTGTTGTCGTACTTACCAGCGTCTGTTGACAGTTTGTCATAACGAACAAGTTGCTCTTCACGATTTTCTGTTACAAAAGATTTGGTCACGCCATTTTTGTCAGTCCACTCAAAAGTTGCATTTGGTCCATAAGCTTTACGAGCTGCTGAATAAGCTTGACCAAAAGAAATTTTCTGATCAACAGGAGCGTTGGGTGACACATAGTTTGGCGGCAGATCCAAACCGTTGATGGCCAAGTCAGCAGCAGTGCCCATCACGTTGCCCGACTTTATTGCGGTCAGAATTTGCTCGTTAGTTGCTTCATTACCAGTTATTGCAGAATAAGTGGTTCGAGCTTTTTCGTCAGCCAAAGCATTGATGCTGGCGGTGGGGCTTGTGGTGTATTCCGTGCCAGCAAGCTTGGCAACTTCGGCGTCGGTAGGAACAAAACCAAAGTCGCGCCTGCAAATATTTGCAGCGTCAGTTTCCGACAGCAAGCGTCCAGCATTTTCATTAAAGTCAACATTGGAGCCGTCGTTGGCCTTGAAGTCCATGGCCTTCTGAGGGATTCCAGCAGAGTTTGTAAACAACTGCTGACCGTCCTGAATGAACTTGCCCTCAGTCGTCAGCGTCATGTTGTTGGACAGCAGCCAATTTCCATTGGCATCTTTTCCAGTTACTGTGACTGCACCAGTGTTCAAAGCGTCGATGGTTGCGTCGCGTGTAGCCGTTGCAGCCAAAGCTTTGGTATAGTTCTCGGCGGTAGCATCAGAGGCCGCCTTGGTCTTGGACCAAGCGTCATACTTTTTCTGATATTCATCTGCGGCATCTTTTAGTTTTTGAGCCAAGTTAGTGCCGTCGGGTTTTTCAAATTCACTTTTAATTGCGTTTAGCTTGACTGTTTTTTCTTCAATAGCCTTTGATTCAGCCGCAACAGAATCAAACATTGCTTTGTTGTCATCGTAAATTTTCTGTGCAGCAGCACCAGCCGTATTTGTATAGCTAATAGCAGTATTTGTGGCTTCAGCAGCCCTGTTTGCCCCATCAAAAAATGACTGTTTTGTAGGCGCAAATTCTAGATGGTATGTAACTTGACCCTCACGGTCCATGACTGGAACCGTTCTGTAGTAAGTACCCGCATCCTCGTCGTAAACTTGATAGCCATCCTGTGCCATCTTGGTTGGGTAGTTTTCGTAAGCATATTTGTTTTCGTCGTAGCGCTGCTTTTCAGTGTTGTACCAAGTAACGCCAGATTCATACGCAGTCAATTGTTCATCCAGCTTTGTCTTTACTGGGGTAAACTCGTCTCTAATTCTTGTGTTGAGAGAATCTGCGGCTGTGTTAATTTCGTTGCGAATCTTTTCGCCTTCAGCGATTTTTGCATCAACGTCTGCTTTAGCTAAAGCATATTTTTCTTGGGCTTTTTTGGCGGCGTCAGTGTCGGTTGTGAGGTTTACATAAGCCTCTTTGACCCTATCAGATAAATTACTTTTAGCCATGTTTATGGTGGCAAAAGCAATATAGTTTCCGACGGCTTGTGCTGGGTCACCTTTACCTGAAACAATGGTGTTCAGAACGGTGCTTGTGGAACCTTTCATCAAGTCCAGTGCTCTTTGGCTAAAACCCCAATTAGGGTCTTTGTTTAGAGTGTCAAAATAACTGTTTGTTGATGAATAAATAAGACCAGACGTAAAACCTGAAGCAATGCCGTCAGTAACCGACTTACCTGTAATTGCGGCACTCACGCCACCAATAATTGAAGAGTTCAAACTTGCCGTTGCCGCTTTTGCAATTGCCACAGCAGAGTCTGGCGGAAGGCTGAAATTCTCCATCATGTAGTTGGTGAAGTCTTGGCCAGCAGTTTTAGTTACGCTGCCAATCTCTTTACCAATATTTGTACTAGCCACAGCCTCAGAAGCAATGTAAGAAATTGCGGCAGTTTTTGCAATATCTTCAAGGTCTCCACCCCTTGCCGCCGTGATCACGGCAGCCGTAACGTAAGGCGGTATACCAACGGAAGCCCCAGCCACCTGTAAAAGCGTGGGCAGTGGGTCTTTTATGATTGCTTGAACTGTGTTGCCAATTGTTTTGACAGTGCCAACAATTGCATCACCAACACCCTTTACAACGCTTGTTGCAAGATCTGCAACGCCAGAAATAGCGCCAGAGATTGCGCCACCAAGTGTGTTAAGTGCTCCCGTTACTGCTCCCATCATTCACCCCTTGGTTCACCAGTGGTGATAGAAAATATTTTTGCGGCTGAATCAAAGTGCGATTTGATGCCTTTGACTTGATGTCTTTTGAGGGCAATTTTTAAAGCGCGAACTGCATCAGGTGAAGTGTGTGAGACCAAAACATCAAACCCTAACCTTCTGGCGGCTTGATTACATACAATCATATTTTCGATGTAATTTTCTGCGGTGTCACCGTTGTAACCTCGAACAAAGCCAACACGGTGAGGCATCGCCGCAATTGTGAACAACGTGTTGCCTTCACGAATTCTGATTAGGCGAGGGTCGCTGTACTCTTCAATCATGATTGAGTACAGCAAGCGCTCTGGTGAGACCTGATGTTTTTTTGCAGAAGCCGCACACATTTCAATGCCCGCTTTGTCTTCGTACGCAGCTACCGCAAAAATATCGGTTGGCTCTAGCATGTGCTCTTTTGAGCTGACTGGATGAATGCCCGCTGCGTTCATACGGCCACCTCCATGTACTTGGTGTCGTCTTTCTTGTTTGGATGAAAGTTTGGCAAATAAATTGTCAACATTGGAATCAGAACTTTGGTGGTCACAAAAAACGACCACGACACTAAATCTCGCCATGTGCGCCAGTTGCGGAGCTGGCCATCTTTAGTCGTTTCTTTGAGGGTGTGCTTAATCATGCCACCCATAACATAGGCTTGATTGGTCCGCGCAATTTTGCGCAACTCTGCATCAGAATGCCCAAGATAACGCCACAAGTCGATGGCCAAGGCTTTGTGCCCCAGCTCTTCCTTGGCGTGCCACAAAAACAATTTGTAGTCGCGCCCTTGACGACCGCCCCAACGACCAATCACCGATCGAGACATGCAGGCAGCCAAGTGTTCGATGGACACCATAGTTCCCAACCAGTATGGCAAGCTAGGCTTGCGCAACACAAGGCGGGCACGTTTGAATTCTGCCGCTTCCAGCTCCTCAAGCCCTTGGCGCTTATTAAAAGCCTCGTGGGCCGAAGCGTGGGCCAGCTCTTCGTTCACAAATTGGACCATACGAGCCTTTAGGTCTTGGTCCTGAACAACTGGAAGGTAGTGCTTAACCACAGCAGCAAACGCTCGCTCCCACGCTGGAAAAAGTACGCTAGAGGCGTTGCCGTAATGGCTCCAAACTGGAGAGTTGTCGCACCAATATTTCATGTCGTTTGCACTGCTGGGTTAACTGCCGCTACCATAGCCTCGGCCCAGTCGTACCAATTGTTGTATTGATCCGTGCGGGGCGTGGCCTCGTTTGCAAACACGTCGATTGCATTCAGTCCATTACCCCACTGCTTCCAATCCGTTTGGGCATTGGGAATCTGAAGGTTCTGAGCACCATAAAGCTCGCACATGAGGCACGCCCACGACTCAAACGTGTGATACCGAGGGTCGTATATCTGTGCGGGATTAAGGGCCATATGGCCTCACATCACCGATCTCGGCGTTGAGAAGCAATTTGCCTAGCTGGTAATTTCCACCAGCCACGTCAGAGGTGAACCTCAGTCGCAATTCACGACGCTGCTCGCGCATGTCAATTTTGCCAGTGTTGGGGCCAAAAACATAGGGGTCGGATTCTTTATCCTCGCCCTGAGCAAACGGTCTGCCAGTTACAACCACTGACATATCGCCAGATTGAATGAAGTCAGGCTCAATACGCTCGACCCGAATCCATCGATTGTTGCCCTCTGCGGCTGGAACCGAAGGACCCCCACCGAGCCAACTTAGGTCGTTGGTCTCAAAGGAGCTGAGAATCGCCCGCACGTTTTGGCCATTGATGTCGTCCGTGCCAATCTCGTGTTGGTACACCTCAATGAGGTTTGCAGGGATCGAGAAAGTCAGGGAAACCGCGCCCGTTCCCGTGGCCGCCGCCGACATTTGAATGCCTTGAAGGTAAATTGCCGTCACGGGAATTGAAAACCCAGCCCCAGTGCCGCCCAAACTGGCAGCCGTGGCGCTCAGTACGTCGCCCACCAAATAACCTGCTCCACGGGCCGTTATGGTCACGGTGGTCACCGCAGTAGCAGAAACGCCGATTGTGGCCTTAGCGCCCGATCCTGCGCCTCCTGTGAGGGTTACGTTAGGGTATGAGCCGTTAACGTAGCCAGAGCCGCCTGTAATCGCCCCCAGCGTCTTGATGTTGCTGGAGGTGATGGCCACTACGGTCGTGCCCGTTGGGATATTGGAGCCAGAAATGACTTGACGCAGCGCAACTTGAGTGTTATAGGTGTCGCTGTACAAGAAGGCGCTGCCAGACACCTCGTTGAATGTGTCGGTGAATACGGTCTCAGCCTCGCTGGTGTGCCAATCTGCGGCCACGGGGTAGGCAAAAACCTGCGAAAAGTACCCAGCGGAGCGTTGAGCACCACGGGCTTCACCAGCGTCATACCAAGTGTTCTCACGCACGTTGTAGATGATTGCGTCGGTGCATTCAGTTGCGTCACCACGGGGATAGAACCACCAAATCTCACCAAAACGAGGAACCTTTGTCACCCAAACCTTTTGACGTTGGTCATAGTTCAGGTTGTCAAAGAAATAGTTCTGGTTCATGGTGTTGGGGATCTCTTTAACCACACCGTTGTACAGCAGGAAGCGGTCCACGCCGCACCAATAATAGACGCCGTCGTACTCAATGGCCGACTGCGAAGACAGAATTGAGGATTGGCTGCTGATGATGTCATAGCGCCAATATTGAGGAGGGGTTCCAGTGCCGCCAATAAACGACACGCGGATCAGGCTATCAAGGCTCCAAAATAGGCCAGAAGGCGCGTTTGAGCCGCCCCTGACGGGTAACCCTTGGACAATCTTTCCAGAGGCCACATTGACCGCGTTGGCGTCCGCAGAGACCCAATCGTCGGTGTTGCCAGCCGAGCAGTTTTGGATTAGGCCGTTGTTGCCATACACAAACAAATAGGGGTGCAGCGACACAACGCCACCCGAAACCGCAATGTTGTTGTTAAAAGTAAGCGTCACAGTGCCAGAGGCCGTGGCTGTGTTTGACAGCACCAACGTAGTCGTGGAGATTGACACCACCGTAGTGTTGGCAGGTATGCCCGTGCCAGTCACAGTTTGGCCAGCGCCAATTAAAGGGTTTGACGCCGCCAAAGTCACCGTGGCACTTAAATTTGTTGTCGTGCCACTGGCAGTGAAGACACCAATTTGGCTCATGGTCAAGGCGGTGATGTCGCCAATCAGCACAGGGGTGTTGTTGTCATTGCCGATTGAGACGAGGTTTTGCCCCGGATGCGCCACCAAGGACTGCACGCCCGTTCCGCCCACGTCGTAGAAGCCATCAAACTGCCACAGGTTTAGGTTTGAGGCCGTGAAGTTACTCAACGTGAAGTCACCCACGCCAGCGCCCACGCCGTTGTTGTCAATAGTCAGGACCTGAAGGCCGTTGTTGTAGCCACTGAAAATGGATGTAAAGGCATTCTGAGGGTTGACCCAGATGCCGCGTGATGGGCCTGTAAGTTGATTTGAAATGACGCGAAAGCCTCCGACCTTACGAGGGCGACCGCGTTGGAAGCGGACCCACTCGCCGTCGTTGTAGAACATTTTGTCGAATACCGTGCCATCCCGCTGGATGCCGGGCTGCGTGTCAAGAGCGAATACCTTGGCTGTCATTAGAAGGTCCCGCCCTGAACACCCCCAGTAAAGTTACCAGTGCCCGGAATGTTCAGCCCTGTCGAGGTCAAGCCAAACAGCTTGACACCCAAGATTGCGATACCGAATTCACCAGAGCCGGGGCGGTAAATACCCGTTGACGTTTCCGTCGCAAAGTTCAGCGAGGGAGCGCCCACCGTGCCGTCCACCAAGGACACGTTCACCGCACCAGCGGCGATCGTTGATGCGTTGAGCAAGTTGACCGAGTCACACAGCAAGATCACCTGTTGACCAGCGGGAACTGTGGCCGTAGCACCACCTGCGCCTGTGGTGAAAGTGATTTGGTAGCCGGGTCCACCACCGTTGGTCTGATTGGTGATGTAGTACACCTGAATTGTTTGAGGCAGCACCACGGTGACGTTGCCTGTCAGCGTGCCTGTGTACTTCTGAATCGTGTTGGCAGCCTCTGAGGCGGTCAGGGTGTAGCTGCCAGTCACCACAGCCTTGGTGAGCTGCGTAAAATTAAACTCAGTGCTGCGACCTAAACCCACAGTGAAGAATGCAGTGCCAGAGCAGCAGATAACGCAAGAGTCAGCGGGCTGCAAGGAAATTGTGGATGCGCCGTTGATCTGAATGCCACCAGATGGGGAAATGGTCAAAGTTCCAGATCCGCCGTTGCGGACCATCATGTACCAATCGTTGCCCAACGTGACAGCCGAGGTCAGGGTCAACGTACCTGAACCACCAGTCCAAACATGAGTTGATGCGCGGTCGGTGTTTAGTGCGGTGTAATTCGAGGCAAACGTAACGACGTTGTTGGCCGCATTTAAAGTGTTTGAAATAGCCTTGAGGCCGAACCCAGCAAGGGTGGCCGCATCGACGTTTGATGTGCCTACGCCAAAGGCTATGAGGCCCCATGTGCCCGCCGTGTTGGCGTTGCTGGTGAGGTAAATGTACTTGGCCTCGCCGGGGGCAATCGTAACGATCGTGCCGCCAGTGTAAGTTCTGACGGTAAAAGTGTAGGAGCCGACGTTGCGAAACAAGGCATCAATACCGACAGACGCCTGATTTGCAGGCGGCATGTCCAAAGTAAAGGCATCCAACGTAAAGGTCAGGCCAGTGGTTGTGCCAGCCGTGGTGGCCACCGCAGCCCCACCCAAGGTGGCCGACAGCGTGAACGTCGTAGACCCGTTGGTGGCAATGATGTAGTAGGTATTGCCCGTAGTGATGCCACCTGAAGTTCCCGTGGAAACTCCAGTGACAACGATTGCTTGGCCAACAAACAAGCTTGGGGTCGTGGTGCAAGAGCATTGACCGTTTGTGCCCGTGACGGTCACTCCAGTAAGCACCAAGCCGCTCGAGAGCGACGTGACGTCCATAACTCGTGCGGCTGCGTTGTCGGTAACGCTGCCATTGATTGGCCAAGAAAGCGTTGAGTCGGCGGCAAGCGTGATGCTGCGGTACGAGACGTCGGTTGGTTGAATTACCTGACCTGTGAATGGACTGGTGAAGCTCATGAATCCCTCGCAATCGCCTGACGATCAGCACCGCGTGTGACGTTCTCTACCTTCAGGACTTCAATGATTTTGTCGTAATTACTTTGCCACATGGGCATGCGCTCGTCGTTCTTGAGGAACGGCATGGCTTGCAGCAAAGTGCCGTACAGCATCGCCTGCGGGGCATACTGTGTGAACCAGTTTGATTGGTTTGATGTATCCAAAGGCTGGACCCGTTGGTAATACAAAACCTCGTAAGCATATCCAGCCGCTGGCGTTGGACCAACCAGCCAGTGCTCGTAGTCGTAGTCGCAAAAGAACAAGGGCACGTCTGTTGACGTTGGATTTGGCCAGTATTCGCGGATGTATTCGTAGGTGCGCAGCAGCACGGGCTGACGAACGCCTGCCACGGTCACGTTCATGGATACCGTCTTGCGCCACCGCGCAGGCTTGGGGATGATGTTTTCTGAGGTGACCATGTTGCTTGTGACCACAGAGAGGTTGCCGAGGAATTTGATCTCAGACGCAATGATCTGCTCCGCCAACATAATGAACTGCGGAATTTTGTCCAATGTCTGTTGATCAGTACGCTCCAGATAGGTCTGGATGTCGTTGACCAACGAGTCATACGTCATTACGGCTGCGACTGTCATTTTCTTCTCCGTTATCCGACGTTGCGTTCAAAGTGCGGGCAATCGACCAGCGACTTGAAGTTGCCTCCCCAACGATTTTTGGGGTGTAAAGACTCCCAAAATGCACCCAAAGGCGCAAGAATTCCCTTGTCCCATATTATCTGCCCATCCTTGAAGAAGTTCAAGTCGATGGCACAGCGTTTGAGGTGGATGGAATTCATGGTCTTGGATCGGCCAGCCTTGACGTGCAAGGCTTGTTGTTCAGGTGTGCGGGCCAACTCTCCACCAGTGACCACAAAGCCCTGCTCAGTGGCGTACTGAATCAGCTTGCAGGCGTCCAAAAGGAACGCGGCTTGTTCTTGGCTGAGGCTCATTTATCACCCCCCTTGCGCATTTCCATGACCTTCTCGACCGTGCGGCCACCGAAGTAGGCCGTCATGACCAGCATGCCCCACTGGCCCAGCAGTTGGACATAGGATTCGGAAATCTTGTACCCCGCGCCGTCAAGCAACGCAAACAGCAAATAAGCCGTCAGGATGTAGACCAGCGTGCCGGGGCGCACGTTTTTGGACAGCCACGAGTCGGAGGCCATGTCGGACTTCCAACGGTCGGTGATGTTGTTTTCTTGGTTGGCTTGGGCCGCCAGCAAGGCTTTGAGTTCTTCCTGCTCCAAGCGGGCTTTCTCGATGCCAAGCTCGAGCAAGCGCTCTTCATGGTCGTATTGAAGCTGACGCAGCTTGCTGACCTCTTCAGGGCTTGGCGTGTCGGAGATCTTGACGCCAAGCGTCTGCTCGACAACCTGCTTGCCCTTGGCTTGGATCGCAGAAGACAAAAGACCCAAGCCGTTTTCAGCAAGGGTCCCAAGGAGTGTGGCAACGATTGGGATCATTTTTTCACCATTTTTTCGCGCTCTTCAAGGAGCCTGACTTTGACTTGCAACTCGTTGATGTGGCTCATCAACTGTTCTTTGAGAACCGCCCTACGTTCGGCTGAAATTGGAGAATCGGTTGGGATGCCTTCTTTAGTGATTAGGGCTGGCATGCTGCCCTCAATTTTTGTCAGTCGCTCAGAAAAGCTGTTGACTTGGCCAAGCAGCCAAGCCAGTGACATCACCACGATAGGGATGACGGCTTTGAGGACGTCGGACCAATTCATAGTCCGAACACTTTCTTGACCATTTCAGCCGCAACACCGGGGCCAAGCAGCACAGCCAAGATCACGATGTACAGCAAGTACTCAATCTTGGTCATGCGCTTGGAACCATCGTCAAAGCGGGCTTGAATGCCCTCATATCGTTGAGCGCAAATCGCCTCATGAACACTTAAACGCTTGTCGGTTTCAGTGGCAAGTTCGTGTATGGGTTCCATGAAGTAATTTCCGCTCAACTTGACGTTTACTCAGCAGCAGGTGCGTCGGCTGGCGCTGCGGGTGCAACTTGAGCTTGTGCTTCTTGCTGAATGCTGTTGATCAGTTGCGCCACATCCAAAAACTTTTGGTTGCCCAAATATTGCAGGATTGCGTTGACCAGCTCAGTTGAAAGTGCAATTTTTTGCATGAAATACTCTCCGTGTAATTTCCGCTGTTTGGGCCAGCGGTTTGCCCTCATTCAATTATGCCGCAGCCCAAGGCAAAGGCAATTGCACTTCTGTTGGGTTAAGCTGGGCGTCAATATTGGCAGTAATTGCGGCTTCAGTAGCGACCTGATCAACCCCTGTGTCCCAACACCAACCAACCACCTGCTGTTGTGTAAGTTGGTCGTAGGGTGTAAATGAGCCACCTGTTGCTGGAATAGGGAATGTTGATACACCGTAGTTTGATGCTGTATAAACAGTAGGCTGTACAGTCTCGGCACTGCCTGCTGGGGGTGGAACCACATCCGTGCCAGTACAGCGCCATCCAGCACTCAATACCACCTGTGAATAGCCGTCGATTACCTGTGTGGATGTTTCCATCCAATCAATTGTCCATGCGATTGTTGTCATGATTTTTCCTTAAAGAAATTAAAAAATTACCAGCCCCAAGTAATTGACGGGTACGATAGAAGTACGATAACAACCATAGTCAATGAAGTGGATGTCCTACCAGAAGCATTTGTGAGGGTGACAAACGCACTGCCGCCAGAAGTGCCAGTGCTTACAGTTAATGGAGAACCAGCGCCATAACCTTGATTGCTGGCAACATTGACGGTTACGCCAGAGCCACCCCAGCCAGTGATGCTAAATTGATAGTTAGACAAAGCGCCGATGTTATCGTCTCGTTGCTCGACATAGGCAATCATACTAATACCCGTGCCAAAAGAACCCGCTGGTATTGAGAATAAATCTACCGATGCTCCAATTGCTAAACCGCCTCTAGTCGATTGGTAAGACTTCATGCTTCCACGAGCCTCAAGGTCACCAGCAACTGCAAGTCTTGCGGAGTTATAGGCGACTGTATTGTTGATAACTACTTCGCCAGCAGGTGTAATACGCATCCGTTGTGTCGTACCATCACCCTCAACAAAAACTAAAGTTCCGGCAGTTGTTGAATTGCTCGCACCATACATAATTTGGCAAAGGCTAGTGGGGTCGGCACTTGTACCAGAAATTAAACTTAGTGTGGCAGTTCTTCCATTTACAATGTCATTTGCATTGATTGTTAATTTTGGATTTACGCCAACAATCTCAAGTCTACTGCTAGGGGTAGTAGTACCAATACCCATGTTACCGCTGGAGTCAATACGGGCTCGTTCCACAATACCAGTAGAGTTGTTGTTAGTTCCAAATGCTAAATATCCACTAAAGTTTCCATCTGTAGCATTTTCTTTGCGACCAGTAACGTTTCCAAATATTGCAACCGCCGCTGTTCCAGAGTAGTAGCCACCAAGACCAATACCACCACCAAGGTTGATAGCCGCAGAATTTGTAGTAATTGCTTGGATTTGTTGGTAGTTATCAATAGTCGCACTTGCGGCACGAGCATCAATTCTTGATAATGGCGATGTAACACCCACCCCCAAATTCCCACTAGCATCAAGCGTCATTGCTTGGGTGAGTGCGCCGTTAAATGGTCTGGTGTAAAAAGCAAGACGACCACCGCTATTAAAAGAATCCGTGCCGCTTCGTAGGCCGCTAATTGCCGCTTCAATAGCCAATGTGCCGTCACCTGTTCCTTCAGGTTCTTGAAAGTTTAAGGTTCCAATAACACGACCATCAGCATCAACCGCCGATGTTGCGCGAAGGGTTAAAACAGAAGTCGTGCTATCGGCTACCGTAAGACGACCCGTTGGCGAAGTGCCTCCAACAATCAAGTTACCGCTGGAGTCGATACGGGCTCGTTCTGTTGCGTTGGTTCCAAATTTAAGAGCAGAAGCGGAACTTGTACGAAGCTCAAATTCACCAGAGCCAACCAGACCGTCATAAGCAATGCTGGTACTTACCGCTACATTGTTGCTGTTGACCCGCAACACAGAAGCAAGCGAGGTATTGTTAGCAGAAACAATATCAACCTTAACGCCCGGTGTAGCAGTACCTATACCCAATCCAGTGGTTGTCCAAGCGCCCAAAGAAAGGAAGTTTGCAGATGCGTCAGCGTTACCAGTCGAATAACCAAACGCTATCGCTCCGCTATTGCCGCTGACAATAGATAAGTTAGCAGAGCCTGACTGACCGTAAATAGCCCCTTTCCCGCCAGTATTACCAAAGGCAATACCTGCGTTGTTGCCAGATGCTCCAACCTCAATAGCGCGGAACATTCGTGTCGTAACACTTGGGTTATTACCAATAATGATGTCGCCATTAGAGTTGGCTAAATCAGTTCCAGCATACGTCAAATTGCTACTGCTTGCTAAAAGACCGCCTGTGCTTGTGTAGACAACTCGACCTGCTCCCAAGCTACCAAATGTTGCATTACCTGCCACATCCACAGCACCACCAAAGTAAGAAGTGCCAGCGGCCACATACAGCGAGTATGGGTTGGTGATCGTGATGTTTGTGCCAGCGCTTGGTGCGCCTGCAATGTACAGGGTCGCCGCGTTGGTGTAGGTAACCGTGGTGTTGGTTGCAGCAATTGGCGTGATGGCCAAAGAGCTGATAGCACCAGTTGCGTTGGTTGCACCAATCGCCGAAGTGGTATCAGTCACCGTTCCAGTGCCAATGTACAGCTTGGCAGGAGTCGTGGGTGCAAAAACAGCAGCACCATTGAAGTTGCTGTTGCCAATTGTGACGGTCTGGACCAAGGTGCTCAGGCCAGTTGTTGAGAAGCCCGTGGCCGACAAAGTCGTACCGTTAAAGGTCAAGTTTGCAGAGTCGGTCTGGACGCCGCTTGCGCCGCTGAAAACCACTCGACCAGAGGTCAGGCTGGTGTTGGTGATCGAAGAGCTGGAAACGCCCGTCAGGGACGTCAGGGACGTCACCCATTGAGGCGCAGAGCCTGTGGAGGTCATGACGCGGTTTGCAGCCCCGATGGCCAAGAACGTGGTCGTATCAACGGCGGACTGGTAAGGAACCGACCCAGCAGCTCCGCCAGCAAGGTTGTTGGCCGTCTGTACGGTAATGCTTGTAGGAGCCACCCATTGTGGAACCGAACCAGTTGACGTCAAAATGAAGTTGACTGTGCCAATGCCAAGCTTGGCAAGCGTGTTAGTGGCCGAAGAGTAAAGGATGTCACCTTGGGTATAAGAAGACTGCGCAGTACCGCCAAAGGTCGCGCCAAGGGCATTGGTGAGGTTCAGCGTGGTCAGCGTGGTGGTGCTTGTGGCGCTGTTGAACGTCATGGCCGCGTTACCAGCCAACGCGCCTGCGTTGTTGTACTGGATTTGCGTGTTTGAGCCGCCAATCGTGCCAGCACCCTTGGTTGCAATTACCTGCACAACGCCTGCGTTGTCCTCGTAATACAGCTTGCCGTCGGTGATGTTGATTGCCAATTCACCTTGCGCAAGATTTGCCGCCAGTGGCACGGCAGATGCAGTCGTTGAAAAGTAAATTTGGATTGGTGTAAAGTTCGTTGCAGCCATAATTTTTCCTTAGAAAGTCCCGCCCGAGATGCCTGTGGTGGCAGTAACAGTTGTAAAGTTTCCTGTTGTAGGCGTTGTAGCACCAACAGTACCGTTAATGTTAATTGATGCAGTACCCGTTAGATTTGTAACAGTACCAGAACTTGGTGTACCTAACGCGCCATTGAACGTCACAAAAGCACCAGCAGAGCCTACATTGACTGCCAAAGCAGTCGCCACACCTGAACCCAATCCAGTAATGGAACCAACCGCTGGGGTGACTGTTGTGTTGCCTGCCAGAGTCAATTGACCCTGTGCATTGACAGTAAACGTACCGACTTGGGTAGCAGAGCCATACGCCCCAGCAGAAACCGCAGTGTTGGTGATACTGAACTGCGTGCCAGTCAGGGTCAAGCCAGTGCCTGCGGTGTATGCTCCTGCGCCAGAGAACTGTATCCATGTTACAGGGCTTGTACCAACAACCGTTACTGGATCAGTTTGAACCCAACCTGTATTAGCATAAAGAGTTCCGTAAACGATAAATGTGAAGTCACCACTCGCCATCTCAGCAGCGGTATCAAAGTCAGTTGCACGAGTTAAAACCGTGCCGCCTGTCGCCCATGTGTAGATACCGTTGTTGGCCTGCGTAGCTTCGTTCTTCACAAGAACACGGTCGCCATTCAAGAGCGTATAGCCATCTAAAACAGTCAAAGCCACCGACAAGGTCAAGGTCGCCCCAACACCAGCCGTGCCGTTGTTGTAGGTTACCGTGCCACCAGTAATTGAAGCAAGCGTGGCGGGGGTTGCTGCCGCGCAAGCCGCGTGAATGTGCAGGCCCTCGGCTACTGCATCCACATATTGCTTTGTTGCCAACTGCAAGGCAGATGTTGGGTCTTGAGTCACCGCAACAGACGTCAAGCCGCCAAGCGTCAGGCTTGAGCTTCCCAAGGAAATTGTCGTTGTGCCAACAGTCAGCGACGAGTTTGTCAGCGATCCATTGCTAATGTTGGTCAACGTGTTGGTCGAGCCAGAGATCGACTTGTTGGTCAATGTGTCGGTGCTGGTGCGTGCCACCAAAGTGTCAGTTCCCGTGGGAATAGTGACCGTGCCGCTGTTTGATATGGACGCAATGACAGGCAGCGTCAGAGTTTTGTTGGTCAGCGTTTGAGTGGCAGACAACGTAACTACATCCACGCCACCAATTTGAATTGCCCCAGCGTTGAAAGTTCCACCAGTTATTGTTTTGCCAGTAAACGTCAAAGCGGCTGGCAGCGACAAAACGACCGTACTGGTCCCCGTTGCGGTTATTTCGTTTGCAGTCCCAGACACAGACGCCACTGCGCCGATACCAGAAGGGGTGATTGTCACGTTGGCTGCGGCAGTCAGTTGGCCTTGAGCATTGACGGTGAACGTGCCGACCTGCGTACCAGAGCCGTAGGACCCAGCAGTCACCGTGGTGTTGGCAATTGAAATCGTGCCCGTGCCCGTGATAGGGCCGCCTGTGAGGCCCGTTCCAGTGTCAACTTGAGTCACGCCACCAGACAGAGAGAATTGACGCCATGCGCCACCTGAGAAGCCTTCATAAGCCCCGTCGGTGGAGTTGTAGCGCACCTTGCCAACCACTCCAGCGCCCCGTTGGCCAGTGGTTCCGACGGGTACGGTTATCGAACCCACGCCGGGGAACACCGCGTCATCAGCAATCGAGAAAACTGGATTGCCAACGCCGTTGGTGTTTGTAATCCCAATCTGGTTTGCCGTACCCACCAAGGTGGTCGAGGTCACAGCGCCAGCCGTTGACAGCACCATGAAGCCGTTGAAGCTGGCGTTTGCAAGGTTTAGCGCTTGACCTGTCAAGGACAGCGTTGGGTTGCCTGCAATGCCGTCGCCATCGGTCACGCTCAAACCTGAGTTGGCAATAGCGATAGAACGGCCTGTAATGGCCGTAGAAGACGTTTTTACCTGTATCCCAGTACCAGAGTTCACCAACGACAAAAGAGCGCCTGTGGAGCTGATATTGAACACGCCCTGAGCACCGCCATCGGTCAAAGCCAGACCATTGGTCGCACCAAAGTAGCGACTGTTGGGCAACTGAGGTGTCTGGGTGACCGTCAGGTAGGTGTAGGTTTGAGACGGGGATGCAGCAATTGCACCCGTGGTCGTCTGCACCGTCACGCCATTTTGGACAATTGGAACCGCCTCAGTGCCTGTGATAGCACCAGCGGCTGGCAGTTGGAGTATGGTTACTTGTGCGGACATTATGTGCTCGTATTGTCTGGTGGGTTCGGTGCAATCGTGTCTCTGTTTCCAGTTGATGTTGGCGTCTGGGTATTACCCTCAGTTGAAATTTGGAACACGTTGGTTTCACCACCCGTGACCAAATAGTTGTCGCCAGCATTGAGCGGAAGATCAGGACGCGGAAACCGAATCGTTATCCTTTCGGTTTTACGAGCAGGTAAACGATAGGGGTCGAGCTGATCTGCACAGCCTTCATTGCACACGCGGAGGCCGGGGAAGTTCGGGTCGTTGCGCATCACAGCATGCGGGCGCTTCATCTTGCAGCGATCGCATATTGCAATTGCAATGTCTGAGTAGCCTTCAGTGTCCAGAAATATAGCCATCGATCACCTCGTGTAAACGCTGATGTTCGGGGCAAAGTAGATCGGTGACTTGTCGCGCTCTTCCTCTTCGGCCATTGACAAGTACTTTGCGGCTTGGCCTTCAAGGTATTGGACGCGATTGAGGTCAACGCCGGGCAACTCCAAGCTCATCCTATGAGCCAGCATCATTACCACGGCCTCGTACCAACGCTGCGGAACCTCAAGCTCGCCGTACAGGTCGCCCACATCCATGATCTGGCGCGAGTACCAGATGGTCATTTGATAAAAGGCGTCTTGCGGCGTTGGCCAAAGCACGATCTCGCTCTGGGGAATCGTGCGATTGAACCAAAACTGGAACGGCTGATTGGCTGTGAAGTTCTTGTTGGGTAGGTTGGTGTAGTCATCGCGGTTTAGGCGCGACATGGTGATCTCTGTGCTGTTGTTGCCAAAATACAATTCTCGCAGGCTCAAAGTGGTCCCACTGTAGGCGCGGATGCGGTAGTACGGCACGGTCTGGCCGTTGGCAATGTCGGTCCAAACCCACTCGTTATCGACCACGGCGATGGACCCAAGATCAACCAAGGTTGCCCAAGTTACGTTGTCAAGCGAGTATTCGAGGATGAATGATTTAGTGCCGCTGGAGGCAGGCAGGAACCCAATTGAGCCAATAAAAATGGGGTTGGACGGGCCAAAGTTGATAGCAAAATTTCCATTTGCAGAGGTTTGAGTGCATACCGTGTCTACATCACCATCGTACAGATTGGCCACTGTGCCGCCTGCGGATGATGTGTAGCTGCCGTCAGGGCGGTTCATATAACGGTACAACGCATTAAGCACGTCGTTGCCGCCAAGGGGCAGCAGGTACGTTGCTTTATCTGCTGTAAAGCCGTAGACCTTTTTGCTGATGGCCCAATATTGAATGCCAATGTTTATCAGGTTGGACAACAGGAAAAACAGTGACTCGCGGGCACTCAGGACCTGCTCAGAGGTCAGCTCTTCGGCCAATTTCCCACAGCGACGTGCGCCATGGTCAATCAGCGTTTGCACCGTTATGACGGTTGTACCTACTGAACCTGAATATGCCATGTCGTTGTCCTTACCAGCCGGGGCAATTCCAACGCTGCATCGAAGCACGCGACCTACTGCCCTTTTCGCTCTTTTCTGCCACAGGCTCCATTCTCGCGCAAAAAGCATCCCTACGGGGTCCGCCTTGGGGCTGTGGAGCCTTTAAATTTGAGCCAGTCTCACGGTTGTACTTTGCACGCCCTTTGGCCGTCAATCCAGCGCCTTGCTTGGCTGGCAACTTCTCACCTCGACCAATGGCAAGGGACGGGCCGCCATCTTTAAATTTCTTGCCCTCAAACACCTCGTCAACAATTTTTACCCGCTGAGGCTTGGTTGTTACTTTTTTGACGATGTTTAGCCGTTCAGACTTTTTTTTGTTTGGCTCATAGAAACCAGCCGCCTTCAAAGACTTGGCTATTGATGCATTATTTTTTGGCATAGTCAAAACCTGTATTTGGCTGTTTTTTGAGCAATCTTTTTTGGTTGCGCTACAAATTGTTTTCCTGCGGCTTTGCCTGCTCTTTTTGCTTTGGTTGTCGCAGCGTACTCACTAGGGCTGAGACTTTTGATCGCAGCTTCTGGAAGGTAGCGCTCACCTGTTTTACTAGACGGTTTTCCACTTTTAGTTCTCCATTTTTGATCGCCCCAATCTTTCAGCGATTTTTGCGAATCTTTAATCACGATAACCACCACCCGCGTCTTTATACCGCTTGGCCACAAGCTGCGCTTTTCTTGCGCTCCATTGGCCTGCACCTGTACCGTGCGTGGCTTCGGACTTGACTTGGCTCACAATACGCTTGCGCAGCTCAGGCTTGGTGTAATTACCAGCCTCATTCACGCTGCCACCATCAGCCATGCGTTTGTCAGCGCGAACAAACTCTTTGCCAACCTTCTGAGGGATACCAGTCTTCTTGGCAAACTCAGGGTTGTGCGCAACCGCCGCCATCAATTTGTGTTGGGCTGGTGATTTGCTTGGCATGATCAGCTGCAGAAAATAGTCACACCCGCACCAGCAGGCAATGTGACGTGAATGTTTGTGTTGAAGCG